TCCCAAGAGATCAGAGCAGCAGAAGACCCAGAGTTTGAAACCTTCTACACCAAGAACATTCTCTTGAATGAAGGTCTTCGTAACTGGCTCGCACCTGTTGACCAACCACATGAAAACTTTGTATTCCCTGAGGAAGTTCTTCCCAGAGGTAATGCACTCTAAACCACATTTCAAAGTGTTAACCACCTCCTCACAGGGGTGGTCTTTTTTTATGCCCTATGGTATAATAAATACTTGAAGAAGTGCATCAGAAGTTTGATGAGAAAGAAAAAGATTGCTGTTGTTGGATCTGGTAACGCTGGATCTATTACTGCACTTCATTATGGATACTACGGAAATGAAATCTGTGATATCGATTTATATTACGATCCAAATATTCCAATAGAAAGAGTCGGTCAAGGGACTGTTGTGCCTATCGCTAAACTATTGGCAGAATCTTTGAGTATGGATTGGTCTAACAATCCAATCAAAGCAACTTTTAAGACTGGGGCAAGATTTGAAAACTGGGGTAAATTGAATCATAATTTTTACCACAAGTTTAATTTTAATAGTATGGCTTGTCACTATGTTCCATCCTTATTATCAAAGGCTGTCATAGAATCTGGACTTGTCAATCCAATCGAGAAGAATATCGAGAACCCAGAAGAGGAAATCGATGCAGACTACATCTTTGATTGTAGAGGAAAGTCAAGAAATAATTTTGAACGTGATTATGATAAGCTTATCAACCCTCTCAATTCGGTTGTCTTGGCTCAAAAAGAGGGTAGAGATCCCGACTTAACTCATACTAGATGTGTTGCAACTCCAAATGGTTGGACGTTCGTGATTCCTAATCACGATAGTGTTTCATATGGGTATCTCTATAACAATACAATCACTACCAAAGAGGAAGCAGAGAAAGACTTCATTGAACGATTCGATGTAGAACCTAATGGTGGTTTGAATTTCAATAATTATGTCGCAAAGAATGTGTGGGCAGGGGAAAGAACTATACTCAACGGAAATAGATTTTCGTTCATTGAACCCTTAGAAGCAACATCAACACCAGTATATCAAAGTGTTGCTAAGTTTGCTTGGAACCATATCTTTGATGGAGCACCAAAGGATAAGGTGAATGAAGAATTACAACTCATTGTGAGAAGAGTACAGACTTTTCTCTTGTGGCATTATCAGTTTGGGTCTAAGTTTGATACTCCTTTCTGGGAATATGCTAAGTCACTGGAATTTAATCCAGATGATGAGTTCAAAATACGTTTGGAACAGTCCATCAATTCAAGTCATTTTGAACTAGATCGTTATGATGGAAATCTGGATGGGTATGCAATATGGCCTAGGTACAGTTTTAAACAATGGATTGAGAATGTTTCGGTATAATGAATAGTTTTGAGATATTCTTTTACTTTCTTTGTTTCGCTATCATTGCTGGTGCTGCCTTTGCAATGATGTGGTCTAATATTCAGTCCATTAATGTGGAGATGAGTAAACCTAGACCTCGTCATCCAGAGGCACCAGAGTTTGGTGAGGAAGTCATGTACGTTGACCTTACCAAAGAGAAACTGGAAAGACTTTACAAAGAGGATGAAGATTGATAGACTACAGGGAGTTAACGCTCCCATTTTTTATGAACGGAAATCTTGAGCCAGACGAACGGGTACTAGATGACAGTGTCATTTACCCTGGTGGTATGTTGGGACAACTTGCTCTCGTCCTGGAGAAACTGGGGTGGGAGTATGGTGATGAGGTTGATGTAGAGATTGGTGGTACATCTGTCTCTGGTATTGATGTGGGTGAAGTGTACAATAAGAAGTGGCAGTCTCCGATTGGTACTCGTAAGTACAACAAAGATGCCTTCATCATCATTAAGAATCAATCTCGTAGAGACCTGACTAAATCACAACCCAACCCTGAACTTATCGGACATCATGTCAAAGAAACTAGACGAGCAGACCAGGAAGACAATGGTTCAAATTCAGTTGAGGAACCTGGAGTCTCTGCTTGATGGGGAAGTATCCCACCAAACACTCGTAGACCATACAGGAAAAGTATCTTACAGATATACAATCACTTATCAGGAGAAAGATGGCAGTACACCCTAAACTTCCCACATCGTTTGGTGGGACAGTAGAGAAAAACATTCCAGAAAATGTAGAGTGGATTGATGATTGTTTCTACATCAAAAAGACACGTTTTGGATTGTTCACCAGTATTCTTAAAGAACCACTGGGACAACACTTTATCACTGGGATGACTAAAGAGGGTGTGGAAACCATGACTCGATGGCATCTTATGTGCCTACAAGATGGTTCCCTTGATGAATATACCCGTGTTGTAAATAGTGGAGTAGTCGGAGGTAAATTATGACATTCGTAGTATTTTCTAGAGATGGGTGTCCTTCTTGCAACAAAGTTGAACAGGTATTACAGCTAGCAGAAGTTCAGCATGTGATATATAAAGTTAACCGAGACTTCACCAGAGAAGAATTCTTACAGAAGTTTGGTGATGGTTCAACCTACCCCAGGGTGGTTATGGATGGTGAAGTTATTGGTGGATGTCAAGAAACAGTCAAGTATCTACGAGAGCAGAAATTAGTATAATGGAAGATAGGGAGATCTATTGGGAAGTCGAAAGAACTATTGATTACGCTTTTGACCACAAGTTCTTCCTTAACATGTATGAGTATCTAAAACTCAAGAAGACAAAGAAGGTAGATGTAAGAGAGTTCATTGAAAGTTCTACAGCGAAAGAGATTAAGGACATTATCAATGATCTCGAAGAGTACATCCACGGTGGTAGTGACAACGATCACAAACAACTCAGGGAAGGGTATGGGCATCTGGGTAAACCAGAGGCAAGAAAAATAAAAGACTATCTACATGGGATACTGGAAGATGCCAGAAGGTACGAACAAGAAAAACAACCAGGAAAAAGAAGAAAGTTCTCTAAATAAGCTTGAAAGTAATCCCATTCCCGTTAATCGTGGAGTAGAATTACTACTTAGAAATAGGAGGAGGAGACCAGAACCACCAAAGACTTTCCAGATTAAGTTTGGGAACTTGGTTTCTTTCTTCAAGAGGGAAATTGTGTTCCACTTCAACTTCTACCTGGACATTAGGAGAAAGAAGTAAGCCCAAGGAGGGAAGACAATGTTAGCGGTAACACTAACCTTTTCAGCAATCATTTCAGTTATGTTTCTTCTCGTAGGAGGAGTGATTGGGTATCTAGTGAAGGAGTATGTAATTGAGAGAAACTCTACTTACATCCCTATGCACCCAGAAATGTTTGATGAGAATGGACAAATCATCCCCGATGAGGTATTGTCTGTTAGGTTTGAAAATAACCTAGAGGACTTTCAAGATGAGGATTGACCTTGACTGGTCAAAATAAATAACCTATACTGAATGCAAAACAAATTACAATGGCTACATCATCAACAAGAAAGAAAACAACAGCGAAGAAAGCAGTAACAGTTGCAAAGAAACTTCCTCCCAATCCTTTTATTCATGAGATTCTGGAACACGTTTCCAAACAGAGGACTGTAAATAAAAAGATTGAGGTTCTGAAGGAATATAGAAACGATGCTTTGACCGCTGTTTTGATTTGGAACTTTGATGACAGTGTGATCTCACTCCTCCCACAAGGTGAAGTTCCCTATGAGAGGAATGAGGTCCCTGTAGGGACTGACCACACCTCTCTGAGGAAGGAATGGAAGAACATGTACCACTTTGTTAAGGGTGGTAATGACTCCCTCTCCAAGACCCGTAGAGAGACCATGTTCATTCAGATGTTGGAAGGTCTCCATCCTGAAGAGGCAGAACTGGTGTGTCTGACCAAGGACAAAGGTCTGGCAACTAAGTATAAGATTTCAAAACAAGTAGTAGAACAAGCATTTCCAGATATTAGTTGGGGGAATCGCAGTTGAAGATTACTATCTTACATGAAGATTGTGATAAAGAATTAGCTCAAGATACAACTCTTCCATATACAACCTATCTCGTTGAGTATAAGTTGGATGGAAGAGTTCGTTATGACCTGGTGAATTGTAAGAAGATGATTGACATCTTTGATCATTACTGGGATCACTATCGTCATGACTTCATTAACATGACACAAACTGAAGGACGAGTTAATCCTAAGTTGTGGAATGATCCAAACAAACCTAGTAAAAAGAAATGAGTAGCGGATTTGATATCAGTTTTGAAGGTATAGATATGAAACCTGATGATGTTCAGGATCTTCTTAAGAAGTATAAGAAGATCAAGAAGTATCAGAAGTCTAATCTATTTGCCATCAAAACAATGGATGGGACTGAAGAGATCGTCTCTAAGATGATTGAAGAAGCTCATGATGCAGGATTTGACAGTTGACATTCTTGGTAAATAAGAGTATGATCCTTAGCATGTATTCCCCTCATCATGTATAAACCATACTCACCTGAGTGGCACAGGTACAGATACTTAAAAGAAGCAATTGATAAGTATTTGGATGACTACGTTGACAATCAAGTAATTGTTAATGACATTCTGGACATTGTATGTGCCCGTCAAGAACGAGCACATGCAGAGTATCATAAATTAGAAGACCTCGAATTAAAACTGCGAGACTAACATGCTATCAACCCAATACAGACTACGGTTAGAGTCCATTTGTAGATGTATTGCTAATAAAGAACCAGTCCCACTAGAGGATATGATCTGGGCAGAGAAACTTGCCAAGGCACATACTCTTGCAAGAGACTGGTTACAGAAAGCAAGGAGACAGGCTTCTCAAGATATTGAGGAAGGGAGCACTGACGATTTTTTAAATAAGATGGGACTAGGAGACCCCGACCCATCTAATCACCGAACAGGGTTTGATAGTGCAGATGAAATTGTAGACTGGTTTAAACAAGACAAACCTGACGACTGGAGACAACGTGACTGAAAAGATCACACCTGAAACATACGAAAAAATGAATGAGGAATTTGAGGAGGAAGGTCTACCCTTCCGAATCATTGTTCCTACCCAAGAACAAATCGATAAGTGGAGAAATGAAAGCGATCATCTACAGCAATAGAAATCAAGAGTGTGAGAGGGCACAATCTGTTCTAGAAGCTTGTCATCTAGATGAAACTATTGTGTACTATCTTGATAAGGACTTCACCATTCAACAATTCACAGATGAGTTCGGTGAGGGATCAGAGTTCCCTCAGATTGCCATTGGTTACAAACATATCGGTAGCCTCAAGGAAACCCTACATCACATGAGTGAAAAGGGGATGTTCGTTTAGTTCGGAGTGTAACCATTTATACACTTTGAACTGAGGCTTGACATATATAATATATGTGGTCTACAATAGACCTGTCGTTCATCCGATGCTATCACTCCTGTTGGCATTGACCTTAGCCCATCATCAAGACGGTTCTCCCTACGGGTGGCACATGTCATGTGAAAGGTTTCTACAAAGACGAACAGAGATCCAGGCAGATCCAAACCTTGACCTTAGGTCGAAGATGAATCTAATAGGGTATCTGAAATCAAAAGTAGAAGGTAAATGTGAAGGGGTGTATACATAGGACGCAAGTAAGTCGCGGAACGGAGCGTTCATCCCATGTTTGATCTATTACTTTCTTCAAGCATTTCATGTACAGATGCTGATGCTGTAATCTTTCGGATTCAAAAGCATGAACATCTAAATGAAGAGTGGAAGATAGAGCTGGTTGAAACCATCAAGGACTATACACCAGAATGTAGTCACTACTGGGACGCAAACGACTGAAGGAACGGGGCGTAAATCCCTAGTATTTCAGGAGTAAGACAAATGAACACACTCAATCTCATCAAAAAGCAGATCGAAAAGGCAGCTGCTACCCATGACGCACAAATCAACATCACCAAATATCGTGGTGTAGATTGTAAAGTTCATGAGGTATCTGAGGAAACTCACGGCACCTTCTGCTATCGTGGTCGTACTTACACCAAGTGATAGTCATGGAAGCATTACAAATCGCTGGGATCGTATCCTTTGGGTCTGTTGCTTTTATTTCCTTGATCTATGGAGAGTTAAGACTACTGTGTAGATAAGATAAAAGAGGATCTGCTTGACAGGTCCTTTTTTTATGCCTAAAATAGTATACCTGATGTCATATTATGGAAAGAGACAAACTCAAACTTATAGTTAGAAACCTCAAACTCCTAGTAGACGCATTAGAATCTGAGGTTTATTCTGATGTCAAGTCTTATACTGATAGACTTGAACAGACATTGCCACCACTGGCTGATTATGATGAGGTATTTGAAGATGACGAGTAATCAAGACTGGAGATACGATGAAGACCGTCTCAAGTTGAGGGCTCAATGTATCCGAGTACTTCTTGCTAAACTCGGTACTGTCAAGATTGACGAAGCATCTTATAGTACACAGAACATCTATGAATGTGCAGACACTTGGGTCTCTCAAGGTAATGCATCCACCAGTGGTCTTGTAGCTTATTTCAACGCTTACTTCAAGGGTAAATGAAATGTACGAAGAACTAGACACATTTGAGAGAGCCCTTCAACACTTTGGTACAAGAGTAGAAGTTATCGCTGCTATGGAAATGGGTGGTAGAATATCTGCTGAAGATGCATATCAGATGATTAAAGTAGAAGTAAAAGAACTCAAGAAAGTGAGGAAACAGGAGAAGAAATGAACGATTGTAAATTGATTTCAGTGACACCTGACGCTGAGAAACACATTGCTTATTGTGCTCGTGTGAGCAACCCATCTAATCAGGACAGTGAGAAGTTCTCTGGTCTGATTAAGTATTGTATTAAACATCAACACTGGAGCATCTTTGAACAGGCGTTTATGACTCTGGAGATCTCAACTACCAGAGGACTAGCTGCTCAAGTCCTGCGCCATCGCTCATTCACATATCAAGAATTTTCACAACGGTATGCTGATTCTTCCTTACTCTCGGAGACGATCCCTCTACCTGAACTACGGCGTCAAGACACCAAGAATCGTCAGAATTCTATTGATGACATTGACCCGTTTGTCAAACAGAAGTATGAGATGTTGATGCAGGATCACTTCAAGAAAGGAATGGAACTGTATCAACGGATGTTGGATGAGGGAATCGCAAAGGAGTGTTCTCGCTTTGTACTTCCCCTCGCCGTACCAACAAAAATGTATATGACGGGATCAATTCGCTCATGGATTCATTATATTGATCTGAGATCTGCACATGGAACTCAGAAGGAACACATGGACATTGCTAACTCAGCAAAGAGTATCTTTGTCGAACAATTCCCATCCATTGCAGAAGCTTTGGAGTGGAACTAAATACAACACACGATGAGGTAAACTGTGGCGACATATCCTGTGAAAAATAAGGAAACTGGTGAGACCAAAGAAGTGAAGATGAGTATTCATGATTGGGATCAGTGGTGTGAAGACAATCCCGACTGGGAAAGGTATTACACTCCAGACAATGCTCCCAAACTGGGACTTGAGATGGGTGAACCTTTCTCGAAAATCTATACCAAACACCCAGGCTGGAAAGATGTAATCTCGACAGCTAAGAAACAACCTGGGGCAACCATCAAACATTACGACTAATTTTATGCCAAGAAAGAGTAAGTCAGGTATCGGTAGTACCAATCCAGTCCCCTTCGGTATGAGTAATAGAGTGATGAAACGGAAGAAACCGATCAACCTCGATTATATAAAGAAGGTTGAACCACTGACTGAGAATCAAGAGACGTTCTTTGAATCCTATGCAGAGGATAAGAACCTGGTGGCATATGGCGTAGCTGGTACAGGAAAGACCTTTATCACCCTCTACAACGCCCTTATGGACGTTTTGGATACGAGGACACCCTACGAGAAGATTTACATCGTCAGATCCCTTGTACCCACCAGAGAGATTGGTTTCCTCCCTGGTGACCATGAGGACAAGTCTGACATCTATCAGATCCCATACAAGAACATGGTGAAATACATGTTCGAGATGCCTGATGACAATTCTTTTGAGATGCTCTATGCAAATTTGAAAGCTCAGGGTACAATTAGTTTCTGGAGTACATCTTTTATTAGAGGTACAACTTTTGATAATGCTATCCTCATCATTGACGAGTTCCAGAACCTGAACTTCCATGAACTTGACTCAATCATTACTAGGGTAGGTGAGAACAGCAAGATTCACTTCTGTGGAGACGCAACACAGACTGACCTGGTGAAGACTCATGAGAGGAATGGTATTGTTGATTTCATGAGAATCATCAATCAAATGCCATCCTTTGATACCATTGAGTTCCAACCCGAGGACATCTGTAGAAGTGGTCTTGTCAAAGAATACATCGTCGCTAAACATGAATTGGGTCTATGACTTTTAACCATATTGAAATTGATTATCCGTCTCTCTCACGGGAGACGGTTGATGGAGTTAGATATTATGACACCCCAAAAGGTAAAAAGTTAGTATCCATCACGTCTGTTATCAGTCATTACAACCGTGAAATCTTCCGTGAGTGGAGAGCAAAGGTAGGAGAAAAGGAAGCCAACAAAGTTACCAAACAGGCAACTTCAAGAGGCACAGATATGCACACTCTCGCTGAGTATTATCTGAAGAACTCCGAACTTCCATCTGTTCAACCGTTATCAGAGATGTTATTCAAGCAGGCTAAACCTACCTTGGATAAGATTGATAACATTCATGCACAAGAACAATCACTATTCAGTTATGAGTTGGGTGTGGCTGGTAGTGTTGACTGTATTGCTGAATATGAAGGTGAGTTAGCTATCATTGATTTTAAGACAGCTAAGAAACCAAAACCTAAGAAGTGGGTTGACCATCACTTCGTCCAGTGTGCGGCATATGCATGTATGTTGTATGAAATGACTGGAATTATGGTCAAGAAATTTGTAATCATTATGTCTTGTGAAGATGGAGAAGTAGTAGTCTATGAAGAATACGACAAGAGAAAGTACATCAACCTTCTCTCCGAATATATTAGAGAGTTTGTTGAATTCAAATTACAGGAATATGGCAAAGCCTGAAGACATCAATAAACTTATCGAGAACAAGTTCTATTGTTCCCGTAAGTTCACAGAAGAGATCGAAACCATTGCCAAAGAAGGTAGTGGTATGAAGTACATTGATGCTATCGTTCACTTCTGTGAAGAGAACAATGTTGACATTGAGTCTGTTCCTAAGTTATTATCTAAACCTCTGAAAGAGAAGTTGAAGTACGAAGCTATGGAACTTAACTTACTCAAGAGAACGTCTCACGCCAAACTACCAATATGATTTCTACCAAAGATCTTAGACATCATCAGATGTTGGCAGCAATCAGGGAGAACAATATCCCTGAGACTGAACTTAAATATCTTGGTAAAATTAATGATGAGCACATGTACCTCATCGCTGATGAACATATTGTGAGACTTGATCAGATTGTTGATTTTGAAGAAGTAGATGATTCCGAAGGTGACCCCGTTTGATGCATACAAGTCCTATCTGGGACTGAAGAACCACTTTACTAAACCTAAGTATGACTACCACAAATACTGTGGTAAGTCTCGTGCATCTCTCCAGAGTTTCTACAAGAGGAGAGATAGGTTTTTCTTTGAGAAACTGAGTAGACAAAAAGATGATGCAGAAGTAATTGAATTCTTCGTCTCTAACTTTGTTGCATGTGATGACCCACAGGCTCTGTGGATTGGTGAGATCATGCAGAATGGTGAGAAGAGCTATACCGATTGGAAGAAGAGAACTCAGTCATTGTCTTATGTTTTCAAGGAAGAAGTGGAAACCGTATTTACAGGAAAGAAATTTGATGATATGTTTGAACTCAAGGGGTTGAGTCATCCACAGATTGTCAAGGAGCATCTAGCCAAAAACATTTCTTTAGAGACACTTATCATTCTTGATAGGATTTTAGGATTCAAGGCAACCTTTGATAAGAAACTGGATGATCCTGTTTGGAAATTCCTCTCTATGAGGATGGATAAATATAACACCTTCCTGAAGATTGACATCTTCAAATACAAAAAGATTCTTAAAGAAGTAGTAGTTGGACAATGAGTTTCTTCGATTCCGAAATTGTACAAGAGGAGATGAAAGAAATTTCAAAACTCCAAGATGAAATCTATGCGAAGGTCTTCAGTTTCTCCACAATGGATGCTGATGATAAGTTACAACATGTAGAAATGCTTGAGGAGTTACTCAAGAAACAGAAGATTCTTTATACGAGACTCTCTCTGTCCGATGACCCTGAGGCAAAGGCGATGAAGGAGAACATCATCAAGTCTGCTAAGCAACTTGGGTTCCCTTCCGATGTTGATTTGGGATATGTCTTTTCAAACATGTCCGCCATCATCGACTCCATGAAAAAATCAATACGAGAAGGGTCTTGACACTGGGTCCACTAGGACCTACACTAAGACCAGGGGCTACCCAATCCCCTTTAAGCTACGGGACACAGACCAAATACGTTCAATACGAGGTAACACAATGGGATTCAATGATCTCAAGAAGCAGTCTTCTCTTGGCAACCTTACAGCCAAGCTTGTAAAAGAAGTTGAGAAGCAAAACAACACTGGTGGAGGAGCAGACGACCGTCTGTGGAAGCCAGAGATGGATAAGACTGGCAATGGATATGCAGTCATCCGATTCCTCCCCGCACCCGATGGAGAAGATCTCCCCTGGGTCAAACTGTTCTCCCACGCCTTCCAAGGTCCTGGTGGTTGGTACATCGAAAACTCCTTGACTACCATTGGTGGTAAGGACCCTGTCGGTGAACTGAACCGTGAACTGTGGAACAGTGGTACGGACGCGAATAAGGATATTGTTCGTAAACAAAAGCGTAAGCTCTCCTTCTACGCGAACATCTATGTTGTTCAGGACAAAGCCAATCCTCAGAACGAGGGTAAGGTCTTCCTGTACAAGTTCGGTAAGAAGATCTTCGACAAGATCATGGAAGCAATGCAACCTGAGTTTGAAGACGAAACCCCCATCAATCCTTTCGATTTCTGGCAGGGTGCTAACTTCAAACTGAAACTGAAGAAGGTTGCTGGTTACTGGAACTATGATAGTTCTGAGTTCGACCGTGTGTCCCCTCTCCTGGACGACGATGATGCTCTGGAAGCCGTCTGGAAGAAAGAGTATTCACTCGCAGCTCTGGTTGCTCCTGATCAGTTCAAGTCTTATGATGAACTGAAGAAGCGTATGGACTATGTCCTGGGAACCAAGAAGCGTTCAGCTCCTCAGGAAGAGACTGAGTATGATAACTACGCAGCAGTAGAAGAGAAGAAAGTATCTGAAGAAGAAGTTCTGAAGAAACTTGAAGACTCCTACCAGGCATCCAAGACTACGGAACCCTCTTCGTCAGTTGATGACGATGATGATCCCATGTCCTACTTTGCTAAGTTGGCTGACAGCTGATTTCAAAATCGACTTTTAGTTTCAAATATCCTGGGAAAATTTTTCCCAGGATTTTTTACGCGTATTACTTTTTTATGAATACAGTCTGATGTTATCACCTTGTGATAAGTCATCACTGACATACTGTGTGGAACCAGGTTTTACTGGCATTAATCTATCAATACCCTGAATGACCAGATTGATATACTCTGGTTTGATTAGATAGATGTTTCTCAAATCATCTTGAATATTATTTTCGTACTCATAGTTTGTCACAGCTACTGTAGTATCTGTTCTTGTGACTTGATTTCCAGAATCATAATAACTTACTGAATAATCACTGGGGACTTGTAAACCAGCACGAACAACAATTCTACCAATACTATCTGTTATTTCTTTCGTTTCATAATGATGAACTGTATAGAAATTGTCTTCTGTTCCATACTTGTTAGTCATGTAATTGTAAAATGATTCATTTGACAGAGGCCACTCTGACTGAACATTTAAAATGTTATTAGCCAGAAGAACAATCCAATCATAATCTTGTGTCCCATAGATCTTATACGCAATTTGATCTGGTCTTTCTTCACCTATGATTTTATACTTTGTGAAGTAAGAAAGATCATTGAATAAATCTTCACTTATTTTTACTCTCTTAAAGAGATTTTTGACTCTGAGATACTCAGAGATATTTTTTTCTCCTTCCAGTCTGCTAACATAGTTAAAGTCTGGAACGTTTCTGAAGTAAGTCTTAGCCATTAGTAACCCATGTTGTCTCGTTTGTACTCTGCCTCTTGATCACTTCTGTAGATTGGTTCGATCTCTTGGAAGGTGAGGTTTAGATCATAACCAACCATTGAACCATTGGTTTCATAAGTCATGTATGAACCATCAGGTGTGTAGTTCACATTGATTGATGTAAGAGCACAAGGTTTTATCACGTTCAAAAATGGATGTTGTGTGTATGAAGGAGTAACACCATCCTGTGCCTGATATATGTATTCGATTTGGAATACATTTGGTGTCTCAAGGAAAAGATTTGTTGTGCTCGTCTTGGGTGCTGAATCTCTCTTCAGTGATTTGATAATGTTTCTACAGAGAATTGACTCACTTTCAGTTCTTGGTCTTAATTTAAAAGCAAAGTTGAAAGATCTGAGTTGAGGTCCATTGAATAATAACTCCATGTTGTTATTGATTTTCTTACCAGTGGCTCTTTGGACGAAGTTAGGAGCTGATGCTGCCTGTCCTGCAAAGTAAGCCATTAATTGAGTTTTTGTGTCAGCATCCAATAAACCTTCTTGACCTGTTTTTATTACATCCATTAATGCACCAGTTACAGCAGTAACAGGATTGCTACCACCAGTTATGTTAGCATATGCAATATTACCAGCAATCAAATTTATTTCACTTAGAGTATCTGAACTCCACTGGACAGATGATGTCTCTGAAAGACCACCAGTCATTGGAAGTTGAATGATGTTCTCTGCTTTCTGAGATAAAATTTTACCAGATGTTGTTTGTTTATTATTTGTTCTTATATAATTTGATACAGAGGTAGAACCAGTACCAACTGAGGGAAGACTCAATCCAGGAACATACTTATATGATGTAATCTGAATATAATCATATCCAAGGTTTGGTATTCTACCTTCTGGATATCTGAAATATTGTGACCCTGTTGATGCTGGTTGTTGGTCACCACTAGTTTTTGAAGTGACTACAGTTAAAGACAAGTCACTGGAACTCAATGTTCCCATGTCAATGGGTGGAACTTGATTATTAGTGGATCTGACCGTAGATTGTGTGGTTGATGATTTCTTCTTTGTAGTATTGTTATCTACTGGTCCCGCTGTGAGTGTTTGTGGGGCTGTTGCGACTACATTAGTTGATGACACATATCCTTTTTTCTTTCCTAATTGTTTGGTGTCTTCCTCAGATTGTTTTTGTTCTTCAAAGTTTCCTTGTTGGATTGCTGTTTTTGTATTTGCTTGAGCAAGACTATATGTGTCTAATTTAGTACTTCTATTCAATTGTCTAAATTCTCTTTGACCACTCTTGGATCCAAAGATCAAGTTATAATAACGATTACCCTTTTTGTTTTCGTTAATTGTTATCTTATTTGTGTCTGCATCATAGGAGTAGATTAGAATATCTTGATCATCAGATCCAGAATCTTTCTTTTTACCAATTGCGAGAACCTTATAGTCACCAGTTTTGATATTTGTGACGATTCTTAATTTTTGTTTTTCTTTCTCTGACTTTGCACCAATAGGCAGGCGAGTAATTCGACTATAATCTTTTCCGATATTATTCTTATTCTTATCGTATTTCGACCAGTTAGAAAGATCAGTCGCCATTTATCTCTTTTTTAGATATTTAGTTCAAATTTTTGATATTCTATAGATCTTAGGTCTTCAAGTTCTCTAGGATAGACCACATGGAGATTACTTTGTACCTCTTCCCATGTGTAGTTTCTCCAAGAACCCCAATGATAATTTAGACCTTTGAATCCCCATCGATTCACTTCAGTACATGCGATGAGTGGATATTCATCATAACGAATACGAGGAGTCTTAGGTCTGTAGATAAAAGTATAGTATCTACCTACATCAGGAACGACTTCGACTTGAGATAGTCTTTCAAGGACTTCTGCCATTTTGTCATCAGCATCAGTCATATTTGAACAGACATCAATTAGATCTTCTGTTCTTAGGGTGTCGCTTGCTAGATACTCTTCCTGTTCCTCGTCCATGCTGTTTGATACCTAACTCATCTTCTGTTATGATTTTGAATTCAATACCATTATCCTTGGCAAACTCACTGACTGCTTTCCACTTTGCCATATTGATTTCATAGGTGGCTGCCTCATACAGATATGATTTAGTTATCCTTGCCTTCTTTTCAGGAGGTTTGGTCTGTTTTTTGGGTTTGACCTCAATGATTTGTCTCTTGGTTTTACCATTAGCTTCCTTGAATTCAACTAAGAAGTCAGGAAAATATCTATGGACCTTACCATCAGCTGGTGACACATAGGGGATACTGAATTCTTCAGATGCCCATTTCAATACATTTGGTTGTTTATCACACCAGTTACAGAACTTACGCTCCCATGATGAACGACAAATAATATTGTTGGGATCACCCATGTATTTGTCTGGATTCGATGGTTTGAACTTTGACTTAATACTTTTTCCCAAAACTCACATACATAGTAATAGTAGTCAAGTGTATTTATAGATGGCTGGGGCATCGCCAAATGCTTTTAAGACAGGAGCTCTAAAGAGTAAGATAATGAATCTTGCTCAGACTTCTGTATATCAAGTAAAAATTCAACCACCACCAAATGTTCTCAATTTTTTGAAAACAGAGAGGAAACTTGATTATAGTCAAAGGGGTCAGAACATAGAACTTCTTTGTCACGAAACTGCTCTTCCTGGAACTTCATTCTCTACCACTGAAGCCACCAACAATTATGCTGGTGTCACTGAAAGAATGGTCTATCGTAGAATGTTTGACTCTACGATTGACATGACTTTCTATGTTGATAAGGCATATGATGTCATCGAATTCTTTGAGGGTTGGGTTGATTATATGAGTGGTATGAATATTGATAACCCCAATAGTGGGGACACTAGAGAAATGTACAGGAGTAGTGCAGCCACATATAGAATGAATTACCCCTCGACATACAGAACTCCAATTCATGTCACAAAGTTTGAGAAGAACCTTACAGATGCTCAATTGACATATGAATTTGTAGATGCATTCCCACTTAATGTCATCTCAATACCAGTTTCGTATGATCAAAGTGATGTATTGAAGATGAGTGTGTCATTTGCATACACTAGATACGTTAGATTTAGATCTAAACAGGGACTTCTCAAGAATTATGGTGAGTTCTTTAATCCAAAAGGACCCAACGCTTCCTAATAAATAAACCACTGACCATCTCGTTATAGGATATTATGCCTTTACCAACAATTGCCACCCCAACGTATTCGTTGGAATTGCCTTCGACAAAAAAGACAATCAAGTATAGACCCTTCCTGGTGAAGGAAGAGAAACTCTTGGTTCTTGCACTTGAAACTGAAGATCAGAAAGAGATTACAAATGCTGTTAAGTCTGTCATCAAGAATTGTATTCAGACTAGAGGTATTAAAGTAGAACAACTTCCTACATTTGATATTGAATATCTCTTCCTTAATATTCGTGGTAAGTCTGTTGGTGAAGAGGTTGAAGTTAATATTGTTGCACCCGATGATGGTGTGACACAAATTCCTGTAACCATTGACATTGATGATATCAAGGTTAGTGAAAATCCAGAACATAACAAACAAATCAAACTCAATGATGAGTTGATGATGGAGATGAGGTATCCATCATTGGATCAGTTTATTAAGAACAACTTTGACATCAATGATTCAAACTTTGACCAGTCATTTGAATTGATTGCTAGTTGTGTTGATAAGATTTTCAATGAAGAAGAGGTTTGGTCTACTGATGATGTCAGTAAGAAAGAGGTTTTGGAATTCCTTGAACAAATGAACTCCATTCAGTTCAAAGATATTGAGAAGTTCTTTGAGACGATGCCTAAGTTGTCTCATACATTGAAGGTCACAAATCCTAAGACTAAGGTAGAGAGTGAAGTTGTTCTTGAGGGGTTGTCTAGTTTTTTCGCGTAGGTATGGCTCACATGAATCTTGAGTCATACTTTAGATTAAACTTTGCTTTGATGCAGTACCATAAATATTCATTGACTGAGATTGAAAACATGATGCCTTGGGAGCGTGATGTTTATGTATCACTTCTTCAGAACCACATTAAAGAAGAAGAGGAAAAGGCAAAAGCTAACCAATGATAAATCCATCCGATGATCAAAATATCCCAGGGCTTGATGACCTGCTTGACTCCATTAGGGGAAAATCTGGAGGGAACAAATCGGGTGCATTGGCTGTTTATGTACCAGATGAGAGAGAAGAAGATCTGGTCTCTGAACAAATTGATGAAAGAATCCTAACCCTTTTGGGTTTGGAAGATGCTATTGATATTGACTATGCAACCTACAAGACTCTTCTCAGGGAGAGGATGATAGAAGGTAGGATGGCAGACAGTAAGATGCCAACCGAAGAAACTGAAATATTAACTGAAGAGTTTAAGAGAGTAAAGGGAAATACAGGTAGATTCAAAGTAAAGAAAGAGAAGATTAAATTTGATTCTTTTGTTGCTAATGTAAAAACATCAGAAAGAGCAAGACCTCAATCATCTTTACTTGCTCTTCCAGGAACTACAGAACCTGATGTTGAGGTTGGACAGGATCCCGCAGTGGGTGGAATAAAGAGTTTTCTAGGTGATATTTCAGACAAGTTGACTAAGATTGAGAGTAATCTTAGTGATATGTTGGATATATCTGCTGAGGAACTTGAAATTCAAAAGAAAGAGTCGGATGCTGATAGAGTCGCTGGAGAGAAGAAAAAGAAAAGAGATAAGGAAAGTGGTCTAGAAAAGAGTGCCAAAGGGTTTAAAAAGACGGTAACTGATAAAGTCACCAAACCCTTAAAGAGTATGTTTGATACGATCATAGATTTCTTTAAGAATATTTTCTTGGGTAATGCTCTTAAGGGGCTCATTGAGATCCTTGATGACCCATTGTTGGCGCTCAATCCATTGATTGATATGGTAAATGGTGTGATCAATGTGGTTAATGGTATTCTTGAATTTTTGTTTGGTGGAATTGTTGAAAATCTCAATAAGATGGTTGAACCTTTGAATGGTGGTATAACAAATCTTGAGAATGCAATCAATGGTATCTTCGGTATGTTCGCTGGTGAAGAGGGAGTTGATGAGGAAGACAAGTTTACAATCCCCAGAATTCCAAAGGCAGAAGTATTCCAGTTTGAACCCATAGAAAAGTTCAAACCGAAAGCTGAAAGAGAGAAAGAAGAAACACAAGTAGAAGGTATGTCTGGTGGTGGAGTCATCAACATCAATACTGGTGAAACCATCAAAGGTATGGGACCTGATACTCAACTGATTGCAGCTCAACCAGGTGAGGTTGTGATGAGTAAGAAGGCAGTTGATGCCTATGGTCTTAACAACCTTCTGGCTATGAATAAATCAGCTGGTGGAACTAATATCCCAACCGAGGGTGTTATTCAAGGATTCTCAGGTGGAGGGGTTGTTCAACCAGTTCCATCAGGATCTTACAAAGGACAATCTGGTCAAAAATATGGTGATCCAAGAAGTTATGGTGGACATGCTGGTATTGATATAACAGAGGATCCACCATATGGTGCCGATCCTAAAGTTCCTGTTGTTTCTATGGCAGACGGTAAGGTTGCAGCAAGTAGTCCACACTACCCATATCAAACTTCTGGATACACATCAAATTTAACCGTCAATCATGGCAATGGATTGATGGCGACATATCTACATATGACACCAGATAAGAAAGTGGGGACTACCGTAAAGAGGGGTGAGAGAATTGGAAAATTAATTCCTCTAGGTACGGCATCCAATAATTATGCTCAAACACATTTACATCTTCAAACATATAAAGATGGAAAGGTAGTCAACCCCCTTAGAGTTTTCGATGGGACAATTAAACCTGGAAGTGGAACTGATGCGGGTGAGGTGAAATCTTCACCAGAAGAAGGAGCTCCTGCATTTAAAACCAACAGAAGAGGAAGACGTATTGCTACGGTGAAACCATCATCAAAATCAACACCAACTATTTCACCACCACCCCAAAAGAGTAAACAGGCACCTGTCTTACCTATTCCCGCACCTACTCAAAAACCACCAACTAGTACAGTGTCGGCTGGTCAAAAGGATGTTCCATCGTTCTCTTCAAGGGACTTGGGTAACACTGAGTTTATTGTTATCAAATCCATCTATAACATTGTAGGATAATGGCAGCACAAGCACTTATAGGTCCAGCAATCAAAGCTTTAGCCTCAGGGGCGGGGAAAAAAGCAGTTGCAGGTGCTGCTAAGAATTTTGTTTCGGGTAAGAAAGGTAAAAAAGGTGCTTTAGTAAAATCTGGAAAAGGTGTTGAAGAAACGGTTGGAGATGGTAAGAGTGGTGCGATTGTGCCAACCACACCTATGGTTGGTAGTTATAGAGTAGAGACAATATCAGATAAACCAGATGAAGTAGGGAAACCATCTAAGGTTAATTACGAGACCATCAACAATCAACTTGATAGTATTATTGGTCTGACAAATGTTCTGAAGAAAACCTCAGCAGCAAAACTGAAGAATGTTGAAAACAAAAGAAAAGCTAAACGTAAAGCTGCTGAGATAGCTAAGAAGAGACAGAGAGAAAGTCTACTAGAGAAAGGTGCTGGTAAGGTAGTTGGGATGGCTAGTGACCTGGCCAAAGGCACAGAGGGATTTGACCCACTCAAGTTTTTCACCATGATTGGACTTGGGAATCTTCTCAATTGGATACAAGAAAATGGAAGTAGTATAATTGCTCCTCTGAAAGCTTCTCTTGCAGCGCTCAATAATGCTGGTAGGATACTCAGTTCTGGACTTAAATTTTTAGGAAAATCACTTAGGGGAGGACTTAAGTTAATTGGTAAAGTTGCCTCACCAATCAAAAACCTTGGAAAAGGTATAGGTTCTCTTCTCCGAGGCATGGGTAGGAAATTAGGGAGTTCCTTTGGGAGGATTGGTAAATCTCTGAAGAATTTTGCAAAAGGAATATTGAGGAGGATTAAAGATCTTGGTAAATTAGTACCCAAGCCACCTAAAGTCAAACCCCCCAAAACCAAGGCACCTACACCTAAAGTCAAACCCCCCAAAACCAAGGCACCTACACCTAAAGGTCCTAAAGGTAGTCAATTACTGAAGGGTGGTGTCGGACGTTCCACCAACAGACTTATTCTTAAACTTGGTGGTAAGAATGCTCTTAAAGCCACTAAGGCACTTAAGAGTACTCTTGGTAGAATACCTGTTGTTGGTTCTTTAATTACGGCTCTTGTCTCTTTATTGTCTGGAGATCCAATAGGACAAACCGTATTCAAAACTGCTGGTGCAGGAATCGGTGGTGTTCTTGGCTCATTCATTCCTGTTCCAGTAGTTGGAACACTGGTAGGTGAAATTGTTGGTGAATATGTTGGTGACTTACTCTATGTTATGACAATGGGTGGTGGAGTTGATGCAGTTGGGAACAAACTAAAAGAAGATTGGAATAATACTATTGGTAATATAGTTACTGCAGTGCTTGGTGGAAATAAAGAGAATAAGAAACCGATAAGGTCGCACTTCCCCAAAGGTACAAAGGGAACGCAACAGTATCAAGCCGCCTATAACGAGTGGAAAAAACGACAGGAGACTGGCGAAAATAAAGAGACATCAGAAGCTCCAGAACCTGAAAGGATGATGACCGAACAAGAGTATTATAATGCAAGAGTAGAGGATACTGGTTTACCTGACACATATGAGGAATATAAATCACAATTTACAGGATCTACCCCATCAGGAAGCACAGAATATGGTGAGGCTTCACTATTGAGAGCAGCAAGAGAAGCAGGATATGAAGGGAAGGAATTGGCAGCATTCATGGCACAAATGGCACATGAATCTGGTAACTTTGTTTATGATAGAGAGATAAGTGGTGGTCGTTCAGACTACGGTGGTGGTGGTCCTTACACATTACCTGATGGGACAGTGGTTCCTGCAAAATATCATGGAAGAGGTTATATTCAACTTACTCATGATTACAACTATAAACAATATGGAGATGAACTTGGAATAGATCTATTGAACAATCCAGATTTGGCGATGAGAGGAGACATCGCGGCGAAGATTGCTATCTTGTATTGGCAAAAGAATGTAAGACCAACTGTAAAAGGTGATTGGGATAATGTATTCTTACATTCTAAGGCGATTAATTATCCAGCCGCAACAAAACCATCTCAAGTTAATGGGATGGCAGATAGACAGGCAAAATATGATAAGTATCTGAAGAAACTTGGTAGTGGTCAACTCACCAAGATGGAAAAATCTGAAGGAAACCCAGTAATTAAACCACAAACATACACAGTGAGTGGCATCACTTATGATTCTAGCACTGGTCTTCCAATCTCAGGACATGAACCTACACCAGCTCAGGTATCACCATCAACTCAATCTCAATCACAAATGTCAAGTGATATTACTGGTTTATCACAACAACTTTCATATGAAGAAACTGGAAGTACAGTGGTCCTGATGCAGACTCCTGGACAAGAACCACCTATGATGTCTGGTGGTGGTAAGGGAACTCCAATAATTATGGGTTCTGGTGACGTGGTAAATAGTTACTATAAGTCACAAGTATTGGGCTCATTATATAAACAGGGTTAATGGCAAATTCACCAGCACAAGCAGCTAATATCAAGGAACTTCTGATCTCTTCAAGTCAGAATAGTTCTAGTGCGGATATTTCTGTCATCACTCCCGACTTTAGATATTACGAGAGTGTATTGTCTAATGTCACTACCTGTTCAATGGTATTGGCTGAGAGTGGTTATGAAATGAGTGGTAATGATACCATTGCATCCGAAGGTCTCCTTGATGGTCTCCCAATTAGAGGTGGTGAGAGAGTTGATATCTCTATCGAAGATAACTATGGCAATACCTTAACTCTGAAGGATGGTATGTATGTCAACAGAGTAAGAAATGCTCAACCAGGAACACAGAATGATGTGTACATGTTGGACCTGTGCTCTAAAGAATACTTTGCGAATGAACAGTCCAGAGTAGTACAAAGGTATGAAGGAAAAATATCTGACAATATAATAAAGATTTTGAAGGATGTACTGAAAACTGATACCAAAACATTCAATGTTGATTCAACAGCGATTGAATATAACTTCATTGGTAATGATAGGAAACCATTGTATGTTTGTACTTGGTTAGCATCTAAGTCTGTACCACTGGGAACAAGTAGTGGTTCAGGTAATAGTGTAGGTGGTGCGGCAGGATACTTATTTTACCAGACCAGGGATGGATTTAATTTCAAATCAATTGACAAGATATTTGAACAGACACCAGTTAAGAGTTACTTATACAACAATATAAATGATTCTCCATCTGGTGGATATGATGGAAAGATTTTATCTTATAGTATCGATAGAGATGTGGATACCAAAGAGAGTATGTCTCTTGGAACCTACAACAACAGGTCAATTTTCTTTGACTTCTATTCAATGAATTACAAGGTTGTCAACTTTGACATTGGGGATCAGAAGAGTAAGTTATCAACTGCAGGTAAGAAGTTTGCACCAGATCAGGTGGCAAGAGAATTTACTCAGTCACCTACAAGATTGTTCAGTCATGTTCTAGATGTTGGAACTATTCCTAGAGGGACTACATCTGATGCTCAGTTGAAGAACTGGAAAGATAATCCAACAGTGTCTAACTATGATGCTGAGAGAAGTATGGTTCAATCTGTGATGAGATACAATCAGTTGTTCTCTGTACAGACTAATATTACTATTGCACTTGACTTAAGTATCAAAGCGGGTGACTTAATCCAATGTGACTTCCCACAACTCAAGGGTCAATCTAACAAGGAATCAAACCCTGAGAGTGGTGGCATATATATGGTAGCACATGTTTGTCACCGTGTGACACCAGAGGAGTCTTTCAGTAGTCTCTCACTTGTCAGAGATTCATTCGGTAAAAACACAGGGTTTGCCAATCCATGATAGATCAAGGACTGTTTAAAAAATATTTTGTAGGTAGAGACGGATTCTACTGGTGGATAGGACAGATTGCAGAGGAATCTTCTTGGGTAGATAATAAGAGCGGTATTCCTAGCGAAGATAATACAAAGACTCCTGGATTTGGTCAAAGATATAAAGTCCGTATTATGGGTTACCATACTGCGGTTCCATCAGAACTACCTGATGACCACCTACCATGGGCGACGGTTATGTATCCCGTCACAGCAGGTGGTGGAACTGCTGCGACATCTGAGAGTGCAAACCTGAGACAGGGTATGTTTGTCTTTGGTTTCTTCTTAGATGGAGAAGACGGACAACAACCAGTCATCATGGGTGTGATTGGTTACAATGATTATACTGCCATCATGGCAGAGGTTCCTGATGCTAAGTTCGTTCCTTTCAATGGTCTGAACCCATCAAGGGGACAGAATGTTGCAACTTATGCGAGAACAGTTAAACAAGATCCTGGTGATTTAGCTCCAGTTCCGTCAACGACAGCAGTACAGAAACCACAAGGGGAAACAGAAGCACCTAATAATCAACAAACAAACGGCACACAAAACCACACGACTATTGATAGTGCTGACCCTAGTGATAAGAAAAATGCAAGTGATGAAGTCCTTGCAGAAGAAAAAGAATCGACAAACAAAGTACCAAAACCATCTAAGTGTGATCCAATCCCGTTGGGTGGTTTAGCAACTGATATTTCTAATTTCGTCAAAGACATTGAGAAAACAAGGAAAACCGTATCGGACTACAAGTACGCTGCAACAAGAGGTGTAGTTGATGTACAGGCAGAAATAGATGCCAAGAAAGAACA